CTGACATGATAGATTTGATGTATTCTAGTGGCTTGTCAAATGTTTCTGCAATATCTGACAATTGCATAACTTCTCTATGTTGAACGAATCTAGCGTCTTGTAGATTAGGACCTGATACTTCTACAGAAACCATCATGTTTTCTGGTGCTACGTTCTCAATGTTAATCTCTGTCTTTTTCTCTGTGACTTTGAGTTTAACGTCATGTAACATAGGTTGCATAACTGACATTGGATCTACACCATTCATTGCTGCTTGTTGGTAAACAACATCCATATTGACAGATGGGTCAGCGTATGCAGTATGCTCTAATACTTCTGTATTTTCATCTGAAGCCAACATTTGTAGTTGTGCGTCAGTTAGACCTTGATACTCGTATTCTTCTATTTCTTCCTCTTCTTCAGCATAGCATTTTACATAGCCATTCTTAGAGAGTAATGCGTCTTTAAACCATACGTAGAATGTCTTAAACCCTTCGTTCTTTTCCATAACGATATGGTTTACATAATCTGTTTCTTGTTCTGCTGCTTCTTGATCTTCAGGACCTTTAGGGTCAAACTGAACAACCTTATCACCAGCTACGAATACTTTAAGTAATTGTGGTAATGCAGCTTCAATCGTATCTTGTACGTCATAGCTAACTACTTGTGAACGACCTTCTTCTTCGTTACCGAAAGGTTGACCTAAGTAGTAGTCAATTGCAGCGGCTCTATCGTTAGATAATGCAGAGTCATTGACACCATACGCAATGTTCTCTTCAGCTTCTACACGAGCTATGATTTCCATGTCTTGTAACTTCATTTATACTATTCCCCGATTATGGTAGTGTATCTTCTCGCCACCCCAAGACTCATTCTTCATTTGGTCTACAGATGTAGCCATATATCTAAATGCGTCTGCACCATGAGAGTATTCGTCATGTAAAGGTGCGCCTGGTTCGTTTGTAGCTGAGTTGATTGATCTCTTGTAATTCTTTAAACACTCTAGCAATCTACTTGTACTCTTATCAAAGTAACACTTATGGAAGTGCATCCTTGCTAGTTTAATACCTGATTCTATACTTGCTATTGGGATAATGCGTACATCCCAACCTTGCTTTCTCATTATATCTTCTGCTGATAATCCGTATTTGTAATCTTTTGTTTTACCATCATGTGGTAGGAACATCTTACCCCAATTATAATTAAGGTTCTTAAGCTCAGATGAGAAGCTGTCTAGTGTTCTATGGTCATCTTCTATGTAGCCAATGATACGTATATCAGATATACCACGTTGACATAAGATAATAGACATAGAGTCATTAAAACCTAAGTCAAACACTACATGAACCTTTAACATAGGATCATAAGGGACATTAGTAATACGATTATCTTCTTGTGCTTCACGTATCTCGTTAGCATAGATAGCACCATCTACAGCAGCTTTACAATCACCTTCCCATATGTTTGCATAGTCAGGGTTAGTCTTTAAACTGTGTTGGCGTTCTATCTCTAATACTTCAGGAAACCAAGGATTGTCAGTATAGTTTACTTTAACAACCTTAGCGTTCTCTGGTGGATTAACTACAAACCTTTGGTATGTATCATCCGTATCTATGTTAGGGTTAAAACTTACCCAGATTTCTGAGTTTGGTTTACGGATTGTAGGTATAAGAATATCCCACGACTTCTTTGATACCGTTTGTGCTTCTTCCACCCAGACGATATCACATCCTTCAAAAGACTTAATACTTTCCACAGTATTAGTAGCCAACCCAGTAAAGCTAAATGTACTACCGTTAATACCTCGTATTTCTGACTCAAGAACTTCATAAAAAGCTCCTAGACCTAATGATTGTATTTGGTCATTAAGTAATGTATGAACTGACTGCTTGATAGACTTTTGTATTTCACGTGCGCATAAGACACGTGTTGGCTCATTAGCTGCCTTTATAAGCAATGCTCTTGCCATAGACCATGACTTACCTGAACCTCTACCACCGTATGCTACTTTGTAACGGTGTGGCTCAAATAAGAACTGTAACTTTTCAGGAAACTCAGCTATCGTTTGGTTTGACAAAGTTGATTCCTATACCTAATGGGATTTCTCCACCATCTACACCACTTATCTCAGTAGATGATAAATCAGGTAATGATTTACGTAATAGTATCTCTATAGCTTTCATGCGACTAGGTGGTATCTCAGTTTGACCATTAAGTGCATGATCTTGCAAGACATTTATGAGCTGACTTGTCTGTATTTTAGTTCTTACTTCGTCTTGATGTCGTTTTCTTAATCTTTCTGCCATGATATTGCAACTCCCTTAGGTTGGTTGCCCTCTTTGTTTATTTACTTAGTAATCCTCTGTAATACATTTGTTCTATTAATCTTGGGTCTATATAGTTTTGTTGCATAGTCATGCCTGGGTTAGTTAAACCTTGCATATATGGTGATTGCATTGGCATTGGTTGTGGCATTGGTGCTTGTTGTGATAATAGCCCTTGTTGTGCCATTTTGCGCATCATCAACTCTTGTTGAGTTGGCTGACCACCTGTCATAGCATTTACTAAATAGTCTAAGAAGTTCATAGTTCGCTTTCTTTGTCTTTTCCTGTTAAAGGATATATCATTCGTTTATAGCAGTCCCACCACTCTTGACTATAGTCTGTATTCTGATAGTCTTTAAAGCATGGTGTTCCCAATGTATGATGCACTAGTTTAGCATCTGGATTGTATTCGTATTCTGTTTCTAGCCAGTTCCATGTTTCGTCTAGCTTGCCTACTTGTTCTTCAGGATATTTAAGCCATTCAAACCTGTGTAGGTATTTACCTGTCTTTTCTTGTATGAACTTAGGCGTTAGTTGTTTGTTTAACCAATGTCCACAGTTCCATAGCATAACGCTTGACCAGTTCTTTTTAGGATAATCTTCGTTCTTTGCACCTAGATATTTAACTGGATGCTTTGTTGTGTAGTAATGCTTTACGACTTTGACTGCTTCGTCATTATCAAAGTTAGCTAGTATCTCTGCTATATCTGTTCTACAGATCATATCGCCATCTACGAATAGCGCGATACCTTTAAAGTTATTTAGATATGGAACTAGAAAGCGTGAGTAGATAAATGCGTTACTACCATCTTTATGTGTTTCTTTGTAGTCTTTTAAAGTATTTAGTGCTAATGGTGTAAAACTTACCGGTATAGATGATTTTTCTATAACTGACTGACAAAAGTTATGATAAGCAATTGGTTCTACCTTGCCATCATATCCTACATATATGTCTAGTTTTACCATTTGTGTGTAAAAAATCGTTAAATATTATATACAAAGTGCTTTGTGTTGCATTTATTATAAGCTACGCTGTAGTATTGCATTTTTGTTAAAATTTGCTATACAAATTACCACTTTACTTTGTTTGCCCAAAAAGCGGCACTCATTTTTCCTTTTGCAATGTTTTTAGCGTGTCTTGCTTTAAATGACTTTGCTCTATCTGTATTTGTTTTGTCACCACTTACACCTTTTTGACCAAAGCGTATAAGTTTCTCTTTGTCACCCTCTTTAGCCAATACTGCATGTGACTTAGTAGGATGACTTGGAGTTCTCTTAGGTTTATTATAACCTGAAAATGTTTCTTTACCTTTTTTAATCATTTCTTTTTAACTGGCTTTGCTGATTGTTTTAGAGCTTTAGCTGTAGGTGCGCCTTTTGTACCTGGTTTACGCATCTTTTCATCTGATCCTGCTGCTATTCTTTTACGCTTAGCATGGATGTTAGCCCATAAACCTGGTTTACTTGCCACGTTTAGCAGACTTCTTCATAGGTTTAGCAACCATTTTCTTACCAGTTTTCTTTGCGTACTCTTTAGCTTCTTTTTTTCCCTTAGAATCGTAAGAGAATTTTTTCATTCCGACCATTGGCATAATTATTTACCTTTCTTTTTAGACATACCAGCTTCGCTATAGGCAATTGCCACAGCTTGTTTAGGATTTTTTACTACTGGACCTTTTTTACCACTATGAAGTTTTCCTGCTTTAAATTCTTTCATTACTTTGCTCATCTTCGCCATCTTGCCTTTTTTCGTTGTTGGTTTCTTCATAATGTTTCCTTAATTTAATAAATCTGTGATCATATCTACAGTCGTTACATAAAGAGTATTCGGTGAAATCAAATGGTTCACCACATTGTTCGCAAATAGATAGTTTCATATAAAAGAAAAAAGCCCAACCACGGAGAGATGCAGTCAGGCTTTTGTAGAATTACGTTTCTTTGGGCAACACAATGCCCTCACAAGCGTTATTATATCATACTTTCATAGTTTTGTTCAACAACATCATGCGTTTATTCGTTTACTCGCTATTGTTATTAAATTATCAAATGCTAACTCAAGTTTATATGGATATGCAAGTGGCTTTTTAGCGTCTAAATATCTAGCGTATATAGCATCTTGTTGTTCTTTAGGCAGACTATGAATAATAACGTCTATAGTGCGTATATTAGACATATCTTGAGCTGAACACATTTCTTCAAATACCTCGCTAGTTGACTCTCCCCCTGAAGATAGTCCTATGCTTTTAGATGGATAACCTAGTTTATGATTATCAGACTTCATCCATACACTCCAGTCTTGCATAATAGATAATAAACGTTCCATACTAATCATATCTTGTTAGCGTATATGCTACGCTTTCTCCATAAGTTTCTTGTGTAGTCTTGTGTTGTAGATTATGTTTAGCTGTATCTGCATTATGAGTTGTAACACTTTTTATTTGTTCACTTGTAAAATTAGCCTCATGTTTAAATATCGTTTGTAAAGGATGTGGCTCAGGAATGTAATAATTCATAAGTCTAGTTTGACTATTTTTATAAGCGTGAACTGTGCCTTCATCTCTCATATCCATTAATATTTTTTTTGTAAATGGATAGTTAGATTGTATATAGTCTTTAATGTCATTTATTGTTCGTGGCTCTGTAAGATAAGCTAATATCTTTTCTTTCACGAGATGTCTTTCACTTTGCAAATCCATTTCCTTTTATCATTTTGGTGCCAACCATGCACATGAATAGTCCAGCCTGCTTCACGAACTGCATCTACGTTTTCGTGATCTGCTATCTTTTTGCATCTAGCACTCATGTTACTTGCTGACGTTGTTTGTACTGCTAATACTTCTTTACCTTTTAATGCAAGTAAATCTATAAATCCAAATAAATCTTGTCTAATCCTAGCAAAACTATTCCAATGTTCTACTACGGCTACAGTATATCCTTCTTCTCTTAATTTTTTAAGGCTTAATTGCGTTGGGCTAGTTGCCATTATTTTAATACCTTATCTGCAACCCATAGTATAATAATTAAAGCAATTCCTATTGGCAACATTACGCCAATAATTTGTAAAACAAACATTAAATATTCACTCATCAAATTGACTTTCGTTAGGTTTAGATGTTCCTTGGTCTAAAGAATCAGGATAATGTAATCCCTCGTTACCATTTTGAGATATTACATCTATACGAGAATACTTTTTTTCTACTTCACCTGTAGATTTGTTTAACTCATATTCGTATGTGTGTGGTGATACATCATCACTATTCTTTTTAGACCTAAATATTTTATCAAAGTTAGACTCAAATACTTCTCTATCTGTAAAAGGTCTAGGTGCGCTTCCTTTGCCCATTACTTTATCTCCAAGTGATTATTAGTAAATAGCCAACCTATAGTTTTACGGTGAGCTTCTTCCCATGCAGCTATTCTATCATGTTTATCTAAACTTTTGTCATTATCTATCATGTGATGGCATTGATGACATAGGAAAGCTATGCGATAATCATGAGATTTAATTCCTGTGCCTTTGCCATCTCTTAGTTGATTAGAGTGTGCAGCGACAACTGTCCCGTCTTGCATAGAACACATCATACATGGTGCACCATCTGCTAGTTTAAGTAATTTAGCGTTTCTGTAATTCATTGCATACTTTCGTCATCCAATTAATTAATTCATCTGGGGTATATTCACGTTCATACTGAGTGCATCTTGATGTATTTGGCACTTGACCTGTCATAGATTTTAATGGAACTCCATCTCTTTTAGGTAATGCAGGTAAATCTTTATAATCAATTCCACAAATATATAAATGAGTTGGCTTACTTGCTACATGACCAAAGTCATATTGATTAATTAGTATTGTAAATCCTCCAAACTCATCTGGAAATTCATTTGGCTTAGGAAGATTTGCTTCTTTCCATAATTTACTTCCAGACGGGTGTTCTAATATACCACCATTAAGTCTTACTTGTGCTAAAGCATAATATGCTAATTGTTTTTCATCTGGCCTTGGATTGGCCATGTGACTTAACATACCCCATGCTCTACATGGTGGATGTGCTATGACAGGATAGTTTTTACAATACGTTCTAGCATCTCTATGAATATCGTACACATCATATCCATCAAGTTCTTTGTAACGACTATCATCTCTTGCAAATAATACAGCTATCATATATTAAAATAAATCGTGATTAGGAATATTATTTACTTCTACAACAGGTTGGTTCATAGTTCTTGAAGGACAATCTTTGTATTCAAAACTAGCTGTCTCTCTATTCTTAGATGTTGAACCTTTAAGAATGCCTTTACTTTCACCAACTTTACCTAGCTTTCTTGTTAGCTTCCAATCTTTCTCTCTTTGTAAACTATGAATAAAACTTAATGCACCAGTTGTTAATAATACTCTAAAGTCTTGCTTATAGTATATCTCAGATACAGCATTTAAAAACTTCTTTCCTATACCAATGCCTTGAAAGTCTGGTAATACTACCATTCTATGTATCTTTTTAAAGTTACAGCATTTAGGGTGTGGAAAATGAGTAATTGCTGCAAACGCTATAGGAAATCCCTTATAGTCTAAAGCGTAGCAATGACTACCACGTAGTATATCATGTGTTAGATAGTGATAGTTAGCAAATGATTTCCATTCGTCAACTGACGCTGTTCTGAGCTGGAATGTAAGTTCAGGTCGTTGCCAAAGTAACCCCCTGGTAAAGTTTTTAGCATTAGTATCAAATATCCAATCAGGTTGTAACCATTCAATAATATCACTATGACATGATACAGCAATAAACTTATAGTTATTCTTTCTAATAAAGTTACTGACAGCTAATGAAGTTACTTTAGCTACATCTCTATCAACAACGCTAGTAAACTCGTCAAAGATAACTGTTTCATTTTTCTCTAAAAGTAAACGTGCTAAATCTACTCGCATCTTTTGACCATTAGATAATAAATGATATGGTTTTAACCAATTTAATGGACTTGAGAAACCTACTTTTGTAAGTGACTCAATGATCTTTTCATTTGATATACTTGCATCAAAGTTATCTACAATTGATTTTGTTTCGTCCCATTTATGTTCTTTAAATAAATAAAAATCTTTAAACTTTTCTTTTGCTATTGTAGTTTTACCTGTTCCACTTTGACCTACAATCAATCCAATATTCCAATCAAAGTCTGTTTCAAAGTTAATCATAAACTCATCAACAATTTCATCAAAACTAATGTCATACATCTTGCATATATAATTATTTCGTTCTGTTTTGTCAAACTTTGTTTTTTTAGTAATTACTGTTGTTTTTTCTTTTACTTCAAATAAATCATTCATAACTCTCTCCTTAGTTAATAATCCCAACCCCAACCCATAGTCTGGGCCCATACTTCAATTTGATGTTGATAGTCCGTCATTTCCGAAACAGTCAACTTTGTCGTTGACTTTATAAGTTCAACAGGCATTCCAGCTATCTCTGTTTGATAACGTAAAAACTTGTAACCCATTAATTCATGTATTTTATCTTTTTCAATACCTAAATGATTTCCTATGCTTGTATATAATTCCCATAGACGTTCATTTTGTTCTAAGCTGCGATTAAGTTTTGCGTCTGTAACTGTAACTCTCCAACGTTTACTAAAATCTAGTTCTTTTAATTTGTGAATTAAATTCTCTAAATTGTCTTTTGTCAAATTCCACTTTAACATCATCTCTCCATCCTTTCGTTTTAAATACTTGTCCATCTTTAGATACAGCTTTATATTGTATATCATCTCCAAACAGCTTTTTACATTCTTTTATAAAATCATTTATTGTCATGGCGCTTCTCTATAACATAAAGTTTTTTGACTAAACCAAAAGTTGAATGACCCTTCCCATTGACCATTACGATTTTTTTGCACAAAGACTTTTGCATCAGGAATTATTTTAAGTTCATCATCTGAAGTTTTACCTTCTTCAACTAACTTTTCTTTGTATCTATTTCTCCATACGCAAATAATATTATCGGATAGGTTCCGAATATGGCTAGAACCCATGATATTTGTTGCATCTGGTATTTCGGCTTCATCTTTCATTTTGCGTGTATGAGCAACTAAAAAAATTTGTATCTGCAGGTCTCTGGCAGTTACAGCCAGTCTATCGGCAAATAATTTTTGTTTCTCTAATGACTCTTCACTAATGTCACTCATTTTCATAAGACTGTCAATAACAAAAACTTCTACTCCTAATATGTGTCTACCATAATATAAGGTTGCTATCATATCGTCTGAAGTAGTAACTCCTGTCTGATCGTAAACATACAATTTATCTTTTGCTCGTTCACAGAACTTGCGTATGTAATCTTCTGTTGGTTCTGGTGAACCTAATGTCTGATTTATCATTCGAGCAATAGTTAATACAGGTCTCATTTCCAAAGAAGCTATCAAGCATTTTGTATCTTGTCGCATTAAAGCTAATATGACTTGTGAAAGCCACATGGATTTGCCATGTCCTGATACTCCTGTTAAAATTGTCAATTCAGAATTACGAACACGAAATCTATCTTCTGTCTTTACCCAACCTAAAGATTTTCCTGAATTAATTTCTTCGTTAAAGTATTTAACAACATCATCTGTAAAAATATCAGTTGACTTAATCTTGAACTCAGCGTGAGCAAATTCTTGATTATAGTATTCAGTAATGACAGACTGATTGACTGTTAGTTTTTCTAATGCCTCTCCTATGTTCACTAGATTCCACCTTCCCAAACTTTACGGATATGAGTGACATCGCCATCATTCCAACGTTCTTGATTAAGCAGCGTTAATGGAGCTGGTGAGAATCCATCTTTCCATGATTTAGTATCTTTCATTTTTTTAACATAGCTTATAACTTCATCTGCTATTGCGTCAAGATTTTTATTTGCCCATCTTTCTAAACAAGTTTTCTTATTGACTTTTCTTGTAGAAGGGTATAAATCCCAAAACTCAGAAAATCTATCAGTCGTTTTAACGACATATATCTTCTCTTCTCTCTCTCTTCTCTTCTCTATCCTAACAGGCTGCGAGTTTTCCTCTAGCCAACCTCTAGTAAATAGTTCTTTTAAAATTTTATCAATAAATTCAATAGGATAATGAAGCCTAAAAGCTATCTCAAAATGATCAGGTAACATTCCATCATTTTCAGACCCTAAACACCATAGTTCAACTAAAACAGCTTTTTGTTCAAAAGATAGCTTATGAATCTCTATGTTATTTATGTAATCTGTACCATAAAACTTGAACCAAGTCATCTTTTTTTGATAACGTGGGTTTTTAGCTCTATAGAGATTAAACTTTTCCCAGTTCTTAATTTTATACATATTTCTCCTTAAAATAGACATTCTTCATATTGTTCAAAATTTATCACATTTTTGACTTTTTTTAGCACATGGAGCTTACAATTAGGTCTATTCTCAAGAAACCATAGAGCAGAAGCCTTGTTACTAAAGGCTCTCAATGGTTTTCCATCAAATTCGTCTAAAACGATAAAACGTAAGATTTCCATAGAAAAGAACACTATCATAGAAAAAATCGTCTGTAAACTACTTTTTTACTAGTTTTTTACTATTTTTTGACTAAAAATACTTGACAGACATATTTATATCATTACAATGACTATTGTAGTATTTAACTTTAGGAGAGAAAAATGACTGGAACACAATGCGATTTTATAGTTAATTTAGCAAAATCTAATAATGTTGAATTAATTTCTACAACTCAATATGGGTATAGACTTATATTTCAAGATGGAAAAGTATTTGATGGGTTGTTTTTTGATTGTTTAAAAAAACTTGGTCATTATGAATATGTTAGTTAAGGAGAGAAAGATGAATATTAAAACAATGATAGTGACAGTAATAGTTTTTTATGCTTATATATGGTTATGCTTACATATTATGGGTAAATTAGCAGGTGCAATATGAATAAATTGATATGGTTGTTTCTTTTTGTGTTTTGGGGGTATATAATATGGCGAATGATTTAAAACATATATCTTCAATACTAGAAGAAGTGTATAAAGATTTAAAAGAATTAAACGATAAATATGACGAACAGGAGAGAAAACAAAATGAGTCAACAACAACATTACGATCAAGTAATGATGCAACAACATCAACAAGAGAAGAGATCAAAAATGAACTATAACGAACTACGTAAGATTAATGTATCAGATCACATTGAGAAAAAGAATGGTCTATCATACTTATCATGGGCTTGGGCTGTGGATACTCTTCTACAGCAAGACCCAACTGCAACATGGTCTTATGGTGAACCTAAACAATTTGGTGAAACACTTATGGTATTCTGCACAGTCAATGCTTTTAATAAGTCTATGACTGCACAATTACCTGTGCTTAACTTTAGAAATCAAGCGATTCCTAATCCTGACGCTATGGCAGTTAATACAGCTATGCAACGTTGTTTGGCTAAAGCTATTGCATTACATGGCATTGGTTTATACATTTATAGTGGTGAGGATATTCCAGAGTCAGAACAGCCAACATTAAAAGCTGTATCTAGTAAGGATTTTCTATGATAGAACAACGCACAGAAGAATGGTTTCAGCAGAGATTGGGAAAAGTAACAGCTAGTCGTATTAGTGACGTAATAGCTAAAACTAAAACAGGTGTCTCTACATCTCGTCAAAACTATCTTATACAGCTTGTATCAGAACGATTGACAGGTAAAAAAGGTGATAGTTATGTTAATCAAGCTATGTTAGACGGAATTGAAAGAGAAGATGCTGCTAGAAAACTGTATGAAATAGAAAGAAATATATCTGTTTCAGAAGTAGGTTTCTTTGAACACCCTGTATTGTCTATGAGTGGTGCTAGTCCAGATGGCGCTGTTCATGCACAAATTGAAGGTAAGTATGCAGGGCTCATTGAAATTAAGTGTCCCATTGAAACTACGCACACAAACACTTTGATGAGTAAGTCTGTTCCTAGTAAATACATACCACAAATGCAATGGCAGTTAGCCTGTACTGGTGCTAGTTGGGTAGACTTCGTAAGCTATAACCCAAACTTTCCTCCAGAGCTTCAGCTATTTATATCTAGAGTTGACAGAGATCAGTCTTATATATCAGAATTAGAAGTTGAAGTAGAGAAGTTTTTAGAAGAAGTAGAACAAACAATTATTAAACTAAAGGAGTAGTATATGGCACAGTATGACAACACAAATACGTTTACATTAAATAAGAACGATAAAGGAGATAATCCTAAACGACCAGACTATCGTGGAAAACTTAACGTAGACGGTATTGAATTTACATTATCAGGATGGGTAAGAGAAGGAGCTAATGGTAAGTTTATTAGTGGTGCTGTAGCAATTGTAGAAGCTAAACAAGAAGAACGTGCTAAACCTGTTGCTGAGGGTGCAGATGAGGACGTTCCTTTTTAGGAGCATCCTCATACGCATAAAACAAATTACTTATTCATTACGTACATTGTGACTTCAAAGCCAAAACGCATTTCAGTAGCTGCTGGTGTTGTCCACATAGCGATTCTCCTTTCTTTTAGATTTGTAATAGAATTATACTCTTGTGTAAGTTTACTAGACACAAGAAAATCATGAAAGAACTATAATGGATATACACCATTTAGAACTAGATATAGCCTGTTACGCTACTGCTGTTTATCACGAAGTTAATACAAGAACATTGGAGGAAAAAATTGGAGTCATTAATACTATACGCAATAGGGTTCGTGATGGTCGTTGGGGTAGGGATGTATGCTCTGTCGTTTATTCTAATAATCAGTTTGCTGTGCAAGATCAGTCCCACAGTCCAGTTAATGAAAGGGCGTATCTGGAGACTAAACTTTTGGTTATTGATACGATTGTTCACAATAAATATGCAAATCCGGTTGCAAATGC